GCCATCACTCGCGCGCCTATCAATTCGAGGTCACCGACGAGTCGATCCTCCAGCTGGTCAGCGACTACGACATCGAAGTGCCGAGCGCCCAGGTGCAGCCGATTTCGGTCGAGTACCTGAGCGTGGACGGCGTGGAAAGCGAGTTCAAGGATCTGAGTTGGATCCAGCAATTCATCGGGAACAACTGGCGCGAGCGCAGCGCCGACGACTTTCGCTTCTTCACGCAGATCCAGCCGCTCGCGATCACCTTCCCCTGCGTGCCTACGGTCAATGGCACAGTGGGCGGGCTGCACTATCGCGTCAGCCTCAAGCCAAAGCTGGACTCGACCACCATCGACGAAACCTTCATGGAGGAGTGGCAAGAGGCGCTGGAAGTGGGCACCAAAGCGCATCTGATGGCGATGGACGGCAAGCCCTGGCACCGGCAAACGCGCTCGGTGTTCCTGATGGGCATGTACCGCGCCGAGCGCTCGCGCGCGCGGTTGCGCGTCAATCGCTCCTACGGCAACGCCAACCAGCGCGTGATCGCGCCTAAGTTCGCCTGATGGCCGTCGTCCCAACCCGCGTCCTGTCCTTCGATGTAAACGAATCGGACGCTTCACCGATTCAGGGCGCCGTCATCACGGCGCAGCTGAACGTCAGCGATATCTATCAGGAGGAGATCGTCGATCGTGTGATCGAGCAGGCGATCACCGACGTGAACGGGCAAGCCTCCCTCAACTTGTTCCCGAACGTGCTGGGAACGCGCAACACCGTCTACGTCATCAAGATCCGGCACCCGGTCACCAATCGGGCGATCATGAAATCGGTCATCCGCATGCCGGACACGGACGTGAACTTCGCCGACATCGTTGGAAATGCGATGGCAGACGGAGATTTCCCGTTGGTGCCCGGGATCAACCAGGTCGTCGGGCCCGGCTTCCTGTTCAAGAAGGCCGACCAGAACTATGTGGCGCGCGCCATCAACGGCACCGCGAACCAGATCAATGCCTCCGGCGCTGAAAATGAAAGCCTGACGCTGAGCTTGCCGCAGGACATTCATCCCGGCGCGAGCCCGACTTTCGCTGCCCTCACCGTAGTCGGTGTGCTCACGGCCGCGAGCATCGCGATCGCCGGGTTGACGGCAGGACGCGTGCCGTACGTGGGGCCCGCCGGCGCGCTTACCGATACGAGCAAGCTGGTCTGGGACAACACAAACAGCAGGCTCGGCATCGGCACGAGCGCGCCGACCCACGCGGTAACGCTCGTCGAGACAGATCCCGCCAAGTCCGTCGAATACCGCGTCGACTACACGCCGACCGGCACCTTCGGCATGCTCGGCCAGATCCTCCAAGACGGATCCATCCGCTTCATCCTGAGCGTAGGCGGTGGCAAGCGCTATGACTTGGGCGCCGGACCGACCTACGGCGGCACGGGTGTTTTCAGGATCAGAAACACTACAGACGCGATCACGAACCTTCAATTCGATCCGGTCACCAGCCTCACGACATTCGGCGGGGCACTGCTGGTGCCTGACGGCAGCGCTTCTGTTCCGTCGCTCGCTTTTGCTACCGGCACAAACAGCGGAATCCATGGCGGTGGAGCGAACATTTGGTTCTCAGTGGCCGGAACGGACATAGTTCGTATCTCTGATTCCAACACCGGCTTGACCATTCGTGGGGATCACCCATTCGGGTGGACTTCCGCGGCAATCACCGATCCTGTTGATCTAGTTCTTCGGCGCGACGCCGCAAACACCCTCGCGCAGCGCAATGGCACGAACGCGCAGAGGTTCAATCTATACGCGACGTTCACCGATGCCTCCAACTACTCGCGCTTTCGCATCCAGTCCGATGCGTCCAACTATATCCTTCAGGACGAGTTTGCTGGTACAGGAACGGCGCGCAATATCTATTTGGGACCTGCCGGTGCGTCGTTTCTTCAGTTCAGGACGACAAACTTAGATCGAGCACAATTTACCGCCTCTGGGCATCTGATTTGGAACACAGACAACACACTCGACATCGGCGCTTCCGGCGCCAATCGCCCGCGTTCAATCTACTGGGGAACGCAGGCTCTCGGGCCGAACGGTTCTTTCGCGGCGCCCACTTTCGCGTTCGCTTCCCAAACCGCCTTGGGCTTCCATCGGCGCGCTACCGGCTCGGTCTACTTCTACGACAACGCGGGTTCGTGGGAAATGGGCTGGGGCAACCGGGACAGCACTGCGTCGATCACGATGTCGGCATCGAACGGCTTGACGTTGGCGTCGACCGTACTTCTCGGCTGGACCTCCGGCCTGGAAACCAACGCCAAGGACACCATCCTGCAGCGCGACGCCGCCAATGTCCTCGCACTCAGGAATGCGGCGAATGGCCAGACCTTCCGCGTCTACAAGACCTTCACCGATAGCTCGAACTTCGAGCGCTTTCGTATTCAGGCCGATGCCACGCTCGGTTTTGTCGTTGGCAGCGAGTTCGCTGGCACGGGGACTCCGCAAAACATCACTTTCAGGGCTGCGTCCAATATCTCGGAATTCAACAATGGCGGTGGTGCTCAGACTGTTCGTATCTACAACACCTTCACCGATGCCAGCAACTTCGAGCGAGGCGTAGCAGCGTGGGCTTCTAACATTCTGGAGATTGGGTCCGAGATAGGCGGTACAGGCACGGCGCGTATCGTTAGGATCAAAGCTGCTGGCGCCAATAGCGTCCTCCTGAATACCAATGGCGCAGACCGTTGGAACATCAATTCTTCCGGTCATTTCATTGCTCAGACCGATAACACGCTTGACATCGGCGCCTCTGGCGCGAATCGGCCTCGCTACGCATGGCTTGCCGGCGGCCTCAACGCCCTTTCAATCGCCAGCGGCGCCGCGGCCACGGCCATGTCGCTCTACACCGGGCGGCTCGGCACTGATGCGTTCGAGCAGGCGCGCATCGGTCATGTGTCGAGCGCGGTGAATTACGTCCTCCTCACCGGGAATACGACCACCAACGCGCCCACAGTGCAGGCGGCGGGGTCCGATACCAACGTCGCGCTCGCGATGATAAGCAAGGGCACGGGCACCATTCGCTTCTTCACCGCGGCAGGCGCCTCTGAGCAGGCGCGTATCGCGCACGTCGCTAGCGCAGTGAACTATGTGCAGGTTGCAGGCGGGGCCACTGGCAACACGGTCACAATCTCGGCCGAAGGAAGCGACGCCAATGTGAGCCTGACGCTCACCCCGAAAGGCACTGGCGTGTTGCGCGGCACCGGCGCGGCGGCCGTGGTTCTCGCCGGCAAGAACGCGATCCCGATTTCCGCGGCCTCCATGGCACCGCGCCAGACGAACGGTTGTGCGTTCATCGTCACGACGACTGGCGCAGCGAATCAGCCGGACGTGCCCTACCTGGCATTCGACGGCGCCGCGAAAGAGTACGCCGGTTTCCTGATGCGCATGCCCAAGGGCTGGAACGAAGGCACGGTGACGGCCGCATTCAGCTGGCGGCGCGCTTCGGGCACCAGCGCAGCGAACGTGGTCTGGGGTATTCGTGGCGTCGCGGTATCCGACAACGAGACTCCGGTGGCTACGTTCGGTTCGGATGCCACGGTGACGGACGCGGCGAGCACCACGACGGCCAACATGAACGTATCGGGCGAGACGAGCGCGTGCACGATCGGCGGCACGCCCGCCGAGGGTGATCTGGTGTTCTTCGAAGTATTCCGGGACGGCGCAGCTGGCGGCGACACGCTCGATGCGGTCGATGCCTGGCTCACCGAAGTGACCTTATTCCTCACCACGGATGCGCCGAACGATGCTTAGAGTCCCGAAAATTGCACTGCGCAAGCTGCAGCTGGGATTCATGCGCTTGATTCCGAGCATCGGGTTCTCGGGTGCGCCGACCATCAACATCACGATCGGCGCGAGCACCGACGACTTCAACTTGTTCACGGCGGCCGGCTCACCGAGCGGGCGCGTGAATGTCGTCCTTACCATTGCGCCCGGAATCGAGCTAGGGAGCACGAGCACAGCTACAGCCGGCCTGGTTCTCGGCAGCGGTTGGAATTCCGGCTCGAAGATCCAGATCGTCAATGGCGGCACGATCATGGGTAAAGGCGGTAAGGGCGGCCAAGGCGAGGGCGCGAGCGGGTGCACGCCGATTGCCCCCGTCGCCGCGGGCGTAGGCGGCCCTGCCGTCGACGCGACCGGGCTTCCGAGTACCGGCATGCTCGACTTCTACAACAACGGCACCATCGCCGGCGCCGGAGGCGGCGGGGGATATGGTGGCGCTGGATGCTCCCCAGGAACGTTCAGCTTTGGTGGTGGCGGTGGCGGGTCGGGGCGCGGGAGAACCACTACGACGGGCGGCGCGGGCGGCGCAGCGAACGGTAGCCCGCTCAACATCCCCGGCGTCGCTGGCGGCTCTGGCACGCCGTCCGTCGCCGGCATTGGAGGCGTCGGGGGCAACCATCCAAATACCAACGACTCCGGCGGCAATGGAGGTGACTTCGCCGCCGCTGGGACCAACGGTCTGTCGAATGGCGCTCCGTATGGCTCTGGCGCTGCCGCCGGCGCAGCGACGCTGGGAGACTCGAAGATCAATTTCAAGGTAGTCGGTACTATTCTCGGTAGCAGGACTGGATAAACGAAAGGAGGAGGCTGTGAGCAAAACGATGAAGGTGCAGTTTGCGGTGGATCTGATGAACCTACAGGGCGAGCCCCTGAAGGAACGAGCTGGAATCGAGTCCGTGCGCGCCGCGATGCGCGAGGCCGGGATCGCCGATATGATGCTGGATCAAGCGATCGCGATCCTGCGCGGCTTCTGGGGCACCGGCGGCGATCCGAAGGAAACGATCCTCACTGCGCAGTCCGCGTGCATGGCGGCTCTGCAGCTGCCGGACCAGGCAATGATGGGCGCCGAACGGGTCGACCGGATGCGCCTTGCCCTCAAGCTGCTGGATAAGGAGCCTGTGGAAATCTCCGAGAAGGAAAAGGAGATCATCCTCAAGGCCATCGAGAAGGCGTACGCGTCGCCGGTCGTCTACTACCGGATCAATGAGCTTTTCAACGAGGCGGCTGTCGAACGCGACAGGCCGGCGGCGGCAGCGCAATAAGGAGAGCGCCCCATGGGACGGCAACTTTATTCGAACAACGCCAAGGGCCGGCTGAACGCCGGCATTGGCGCCGGCGATACTGCCTGCACCCTGGGCGGTGGCCAAGGGGCGCTCTTCCCGAACCCGACGAACGGCGATTGGTTCATGTTCACGTTCATCAAGGCGGACGGCAACATCGAGGTATGCAAGTGCACGGCTCGGTCCGGTGACAGCTTCACCACCATCGTGCGCGCGCAGGAGGGCACGAGCGCGCTTGTTCTGAGTTCAAACGATCGAGTCGAAGCGCGAATGACAAAGGGCTCGATGGAGTGGTGGCAGCAGCGTGGCGAGCTCGCCACCGTCACGGGCAACACGTCTTTTACGGCGCAGGACTTCCCGAGCACCAAGCGCGTGACCGCAGCCGCCGACCTGACCCTGCCTGCGGCGAGTGCCTTGGCGAACAACGATCTGATCGATGTCAAGAGCCTGACGTCTGCCCTTGTGCGGTTCCTCCCCGGGGGCGGGGATTCTATCGATGGCGGCAGCGCTGGCGCGCCGTACGTCATCCCGCCGTTTTCGCATGTGCGTTTGGTGCGCGTGAGCGCGAACGACTTCATCATCCTGTCGAAGCCACCGACCGGCAAGCAGGCGGTGCCCGTCCCAGCGATGGCGATGAACCCGCGCCAGACTTCGGGCTGCGGCGTGCTATTGACGTCGGTAGGCGCCGCCGGCCAGCCGGACGTGCCTTATCTGCCGTTCGATGGCGCGGCCAAGGAATTTGCGGGTTTCCTCATTCAGATGCCAAAGGGGTGGAATCGTGGGGCAGTCTCGGCCGCCTTCGCGTGGCGCCGTGCCTCGGGATCCGGGGCGGCGAACGTCGTCTGGGGGATCCGGGCCGTGGCCGTCTCCGACAATGACACGCCAGTGGTGAACTTCGGCAGCGATGCCACGGTCGTAGACGACGCCAAAACGACGACGGCGAACTTTTCGCTGTCTGGGGAAACCGGCCCGTGCACGATTGCTGGCTCGCCAGCAGAGGGTGACTTGGTATTTTTCGAGGTCTTCCGCGACGGCGCGCATGCGTCCGACACGCTCGATGGAGTCGATGCCTGGCTCTCGTCCGTTACGCTTTTTATCACCACAGAGGCCGCAACCGATGACTGACGGCAATGGTGAAATTCAGCGATTGGAATTCAGTGCGTTCGGGCTCACCGTGCGGCTTCCCGCAAAGCGAGCGCTCGAAATCATCACCACGGCGAGCCTGATCGTGTCTGGCGCTCTCGGCTTTGGCTTATGGCAGCACACAGTCGAAGCGAACGACGACGCGAAGAGCATCAAGAGGTCAATCGAGGACGCTAACAAAGCCACGGTCGGCGCGCTTAACTCGCGCGGGGACAGTCAGGAGCGGTTGCTGAAAGCAATCCTCATCGAGGCGCGCGAGCAGACATGCCTGCAGCGCTTCGACCCGAAGGAGCGCAAGAATCAGGAGCAGTTCTGCCGTCGGCTAGCTGGCAAGCTCGAAGGGGAGTAGGTCCATGATCACGCTGGAACAGTACTTTCGCAAGCCGCACACTCTCCAGCACGCTGCGAACGCGGCCGACGTGCTCGAGCGGCGCAATCGGCTGCGTGCCGAGTGGAGCGCCGCGACCGGAAAAGCGTGCGAGATAGACCCGGACACCGGATCGGAGATCTCGGGCAGCGCTGGCGGGGATGGTGATGGCAGCTTTCGCACGCCGGGCACGCGCACGGGCGCGCCGCTCTCTCCCCACAGGGACGCCAGGGCGGTCGACGATTACGATCCGCGCAATGAGTTCGACACGTGGCTGGATCAGTTCGACACACCAAACGGCGGCAATTCGAAGCTCGCCGAGTACGGGCTTTACCGAGAGCACCCCAGCGTGACTCCGGGCTGGTGTCACCTGACCACGCGCGCGCCGGGATCCGGCAAACGCACTTTTTATCCATAGGAGGACGCATGACCCAGTACAGCAAGCTGATTACGTCCCTAGTAGGCCTGGCGTTGATGCTTCTGCACCAGAATTTCGGTGTGGATCTGACGGGGCAGGCCGCTCCAATCGTCGACCTCATCCTCGCAGCGCTTACAGCATTCGGGGTGTACCAGGTACGCAACGCGCCCAGCGACGGTGCATCGAGCCAAGGCGGGTTCGTCCGCCTAGAGTTGCTCGCCCTCGTTGCGGCTATGTCGATGATCCTGACGCTGCCGGCATGCAAGTCTTTCACTGAGCCAGTGCACGGCGTAACCAGCACCGAGTCGAAGGCCGTCGCCGCAGCGCGCAATGCCATCGACGAGGCGAATGTGCTTCTCGCGTCGGTGAACAAGGTGATCGGCGACAACGCGGCGGCTGGCGTCTGGACCAAGGCGCAGGCGCAGGGCTGGCTCGACGAAACCAAGGCGGCCGGCAAGAAGGTGGGCGAAGCGCGCGAGCTGCTACGCGCCGGCTTGGTCGTTGACGCCCAGACCCAGGCCGAGGCGATCCGAAGGGTGATCCTGGCGATTCAGAAACGCATCGCGGCCGAAGCTCGTAAGCCGTAGCCCTTCAACCAGAACGCAAGGAGACAAATATGAACGGTGGACTCGCAAGACTGGCTGACTTCCTGATCACGGCGGCGCTCGCCGGCATCGAGCGGGAGGCGCTGGTTCACGACGTGCGTACGATGGAGTCAGAGGGCGCAACTCCGGATCAGATCACCGATGCGCTGGAGGCCAAGCGCATCGCGTCAGAAACCGAGGCGCAGGACAAGATCGACAAAGCGACCTAGTGAGCCGCATCCACGTCAATCGTTTTCTCGGTATCGCCCCCAAAATGGGCGATACCGTGCTTGACGATCGGCAGGCCGTCGAGGCCAGCAACGCGAAACTGTGGTCGCAAAAGCTGCGTCCGTTCGACGGCGATCTACCAGTGGTGCAGCTCGCGAAAAGCGGCGACATCAGAACGCTCTACCTCTACAACGGCGGCGCTGACTGGCTCGCTTGGACGCAGGACGTCAACGTCGTTCCTGGCCCCATCGCGGGCGATGCGCTCGAGAAGCTCTATTTCACGGGCACCGACACGCCGCGCGTCACAACGAATGACATTTTCGACGCTGGCACGACCGGCACCTTCCGGCCGCCCGATAGCTACATTCTCGGGATCCCGGCGCCGAACACGGCGCCCGTCGCCTCGCTCAACGGCGCGGGCGCGCTCAACGCCACCGCGACATGGGTATTCACGTTCGTGCGCAAGTTCTCTGACGGGACCGAAGAAGAGGGCCCGCCCAGCCCGGTGTCCAATAGCCTCACGCTGGTCAATCAGCAAGCGAGCGTGACTTTGCCCAATGGCGCCATGGCCACGCCGGCTGATTACGGCATCACGCACAAGAACCTTTACCGCAACGAGGGCTCGGGCTACTTGTTTGTGTCGCAGGTTGCCATCGGCACCAGCCCGACCGGAGACAACGTGGCGACCGTCGCCCTGGGCGATTTGATCGAGAGCATCAACTACCTTCCGCCACCGGACGGCCTGATCGGATTGATCGCGCTACCCAATGGCATCACGGCCGGATTCAAGGGCAACGAGATTTACTTGTCCGAGCCCTACAAGCCGCATGCCTATCCGCTGGTCAATCGCTATGCGGTCAACTGGCCGATTGTCGGCTTGGGCCTGGTTGAGACGACCATCGTGGTGGTGACCGAGGCGTATCCGTTCATCGGCCGCGGCGTGGATCCAGCGGCGTATTCGTTCCGGCGCCATCCCGGGCTGTTCCCCGGGGCGTCGAAGCGCAGCATTGCGTCCGGGCCGATTGGTGTGCTGTGGGCCACGCCTTTCGGGGTTGCGCTGTTCGATGGCGTGAGCGTCGTGAACGCCACGCAGGAGTTCGTCACGCGCGACGAGTGGCAACCGCAGTTTTATCCGGCCACGATTCACGCCACATTCCACGAGGGCCGCTACTACGGATGGTTCGAGAACGGCCAGCTGGACGGCAACGGCAACAAGAGCGGTGGCGGGTTCATCCTTGATCGTGCCGAGCGTGCCTTCCTGGTCAAGCTGGGCGAGTATATGTATGCCGCGTACGACAGCCCGGTCGACGAGAAACTATTCGTCGCCACGAAGTACATCTTGGCCGGGAACGTGAACTACGTCTTCGAGTGGGACGAGGATCCTACAAATCCGAAGGCGTACGAGTGGAAATCCAAGGTTTTCGTGGCGAACGGCTTGGACAACATGGCATTCGGGCAGATCATCGCCGACTTCGGCGCCGGCTTGAGTGCCGAGGAAATCGCGGCCATTGAAGCCCAGGTCGCGGCGATCATCGCCTTCAACACTGCCCAGCCGGACACGGACGGCCCGATCAACGGGAACGGCGACGCGAGCGATCTGCATGGCTTCGAAATCAACGGCGGGGCGCCGATCAACGGCGATACCTATCTGCGTGATCCCGTGGACACCGACTACATCACTGGCATAGTGACGTTCAAGTATTGGGCTGACGGTCTGCTCGTGCTCACGGTGGACGTCGGGTCCAAGGAGCCATTCCCGATGCCGGCCGGGATCCTGCCGGAGACGCACCAATTCGAGCTCAGCGGGTCGGTTGAAGTGACGCAGGTAACGCTGGCGAGCTCGGCGGAAGAGTTGTCGGAGGTTTGATGCCTAGCATCGGACGCAAGATCAAGGTGCCAGCGCTCGGCGATATTCCGCCGGATACGCCGAAGCCGATGCGCGACCTTCTGGAGAGCATCATCTATTCGCTGGACGTGCGCGAGGGGCGCGTGGCCGCCCGCACGAACAGCCGCTTTGTCACGATCCAGGATCTCGTGGATGCAGCGGTCGTGAACGACGGGGTGATCGAATGATCCCGGTCGAGCGCCAACTCAAGTATCGCGACGAAGTGATGCACTTCGCGCCGCCACCGCCGGCACGGCAGGACGAGCTCCGGCGGCAAGTGGAGTTGTGCGACCAGCTGATGGCGAAGTTGCCAGATCCGGGCGCCTTTCACCTGGAGCACTACTTCGCGCGCGGCGTCTACGGGCGCGCAATCTTCATCCCGAAGGACTGCTTTCTGAGCGGCAAGATCCACAAGTACCCGCAGATCAACGTGCTCGTCTCGGGCGATCTGACCGTGCTTACCGAGGCCGGTCCGAAGCGCGTCACGCCGCCCTTCATCGTGCTCTCACCAGCAGGCACAAAGCGACTTGCCTTTGCCAATGAGGACACGGTGTGGCTGACCCTGATTGGCACCGACGAAACCGACCCCGACAAGATCGAACGGGACTTCACAGCCGAAACGACCGAGGAATACCTGGAGTTCCGTAGAATGATCGAAGAAAAAGGAGAAAACCCATGAGCATGGGATGGGTGGCCGCGGGAGTCGCGGTGATAGGTTCGCTAAACAGCGCTTCGGCGTCCAGAGCCGCGTCGCGAGCTTCAATGACGTCCGCGCAGTTGCAAGCCGAGGCTCAGTTCGAGGCCAACGCCATCCAGCGCCAGCTGGTGGACATGTCCCAGGAGGAATGGGATCTCTACAAAACTGAGGCGGTGCCGCTCCTGAAGTCTCTGGTCGACAAGCGCAGCCCGATCACGGTAGAGCAGGAGCAAGCGCAGGTTGCCGGCGAGACGAAGGCCGCCTTCGGCCAAGCCAGGCAGCAGTTGGAGCGCGCCATTGGCCGCCAGCGTAATCCCGGCGACCAGGGCTATGCGGCGCTCATGGCGCCGACGTACATCGACGAGGCGGGCGCGGTCAGCAAGGCGATTACCGATGCGCGTCGTACCGTGGATGATCGCGACTGGGCCCGTACCTTGCAAACGGTACAGGCGTTCCAGCGGCTTCCACAAGATGCGAGTGCCTCGGCGGCGTCTGCGGGCGCGATCGCCGGAAGGTCGGCGCAGACTGCAGGTGCGATGAGCCTTGGGCAGCAGCAACTCGCTCAGCAGCAAGCGTCACAATCGGCCTATGGCAGCGTGGCGATCGCCAATGCTGCGCGCCGCTGGTTCAATCAACCTGGTGGACAACCTGGTGGGTCTACGTTCGACGGCGGCGCGGCGGGCAGCGTCTACGACGTCGGGTTCAACCAACCAGGTGTATCGCAGGACTACAGCCAACTGCAGTTGAAACACGGTGGCAGGATCGATGGTCCCGGGACTGGCACGAGCGATAGCGTCCCTGCCGTTGTCGATGGCCGAAAGCGCGTGCAGCTGTCGAGCGGGGAGTACGTGATCCCGGCCGACGTTGTGCGCAAGAAAGGCCAGGAGTTCTTCGACAAGATGCTGCAGAAGTACCACCGGCCGGCGCCGGAGCGCGAGCGCGCTGGCATGGCTAACGGGGGCGTGCTGCAACGCCGCGGATTGCCGGCTGACGTCGAGGACGCAATCTTCGTATCGCTACCGCGCGAGGCGCTGAGCACTCGGAGAGGGAGGTAGTCATGGCGAGCGGAACTTTCGGTAGTGCCATCTACGGCGCCGCGCGCGCCATTCAGGATGAGCGGCGCTTCGACCTCGAGGAGGAGCGTTTTCGAAAGGACGAAGCGCGGCAGGACGAGCGCATGTCGCAGGAGCGCGAGCTGCAACCGCTACGTCGACGCGCGCTGACGCAGGGGATCGAGAAAGGCGATCGCGAGCTACGGATCACCGACCTGAATCTCGACATCGCGAAATTGAAAAAGGGCGGTATGGAGCGCGAGGAGAGGGCGCTCAGCGAAGCGCAGGCCAAAGAGAAGATCCTCAAGATGGGGCTCGGCCAATTCCATTCCACTGGTGACCCGCAGCACGTCGCCAATGCCTTCGCCCAGATGTTCCCGGAAATGGCGGGCGGTGGAGAGGGCGGCACGCACCAATTCAAGGCGGTGCGCACTGACTCCGGTTCGATCATCCTGACCAGCCCGCAGGGTGGCGAGCGCGTGCTCAAGGGCGGCAAGACCAAGGATGGCCGCCAGTATTCGCCCGACGAGGAGTTGGGCATGATGGCCTACAAGCTGTACAACCCGGTCGAAGTTCTGAAAAAACGCCTGGAAGCAGACTACGGGCTCGAGAAAGAACAGGTCAAAGCTGACGCTGCCGCAGAGCGCGCGCGCATCGCAGCTGAATCACGCGAAGCAGTCGCGACCACGAGGGCGGCAAGCGCGCAAGCCGTTGCTGATGATCGTGGCATCAAGCTGGGGAAATCGTTCGTTGACTCGGGCTTGAAAACGACCTCCATCCCGGGGCATTTCGCCAACGTGTATTCGAGCGAGGACGACGCGAAAATGGTGCCGCACATCTACACCAAGATGGGCGAGCTCGTGCGCAATGGCGAGAAGCCCGAAGAGGCAGCGAAGAAGGCCATCACCGAAACTCGGACCGAATTCGCCGGCGCCAAACGCGAGGCGCTGGATGCGGCCACCGCGCTCGGAAAGTCCAAGGTCGACCCGAAGGACGCGGAAGGCGTGTCGCGTGCCGCCAAAAATGGCGACAAAGCAGCCCAGGCGCTCATGCAGGCGATCGGGCGTATCCGCAGGGCATACGGCGATGATGTCGCGCGCTATCTGTTTGATCAGATCCCGGGGAAGCGTAGGTGAGTGGTTACGACGATTTCAAGGCGATCCTCGACGAGCTGGAGCCGCCAAACGGGCGGCAAGGCCCGTCGATGCGTGCGCTGGAGAACCGCCGCGCGCAGCTGATGTCCGAAGGCGAGCGTGAGGCGAGCGACGCTTACGAGTCGCAACCTACGCAGCGGCAGGAGCATCGCCGCGCCATCGAGAGACAACCAGATCCAGCGCGCCGACAGATCCTCCGGGAAGCCTACGACGCGGACACACTGCGCTTCGACGAGCGCGAGGCGGCCATCGCGGGGCCGCGCCGTGGCGCGCCGGTCGGGGAGAAGTCCGACGCCGAACTGGGGGCGGAGTTTCTGCAGCAGTTTGGCGCCAAGGCCGCTCCCGCCGACGATGGCGTGCTCGATTCAGTCAAGTCTGCAGTTGACCGTGGAATCGACTGGGTGTCGAACCTCCTGCGCCCAAGCGGACCCGAGGACCGCAGGCGCCAGCAACAGAGGATTGATGCAGCGCAAGATGGTCTGAACCAGACCCAGCGCGACGTGATCGCGCGGCAGCGCGCCGGGGCATTGGGCAGCGCCGCCGAGCCTGGCCTGCGGGTTGAATCCTCTCGGATGCGCATCGCGAACATCGAGGCCGACCGGGAAGGCCGACCGCGCCCGTATCCAGAAGCCCAGATCGCCAATCTGGAACGCCAGCAGCTTCCGGCCAACGCGCTGAGCGAGGTCGAGCGCAGGGTGCAGGGCGAGGCGCAGCGCGCGCGCGACGTCGCCATGAGCGACTTCTGGCGCAACGTGGAAGCCAGCGTGAAGGGGATCGACCCCCTGTACCGGAAGATGCTGGGCGGCGTCATGATGGGGATGGCCGAAGCCCCCATTTACCGGGCAGAAACGCCCGAGCAGGGCGCCGAAGGGCCGCTGACACCGGACCTGACGGATCAGGAACGCGAGCAGATGGCGACCTTGGGTCGCACCCTGGTCAAGATGGGCGAGGAGCGCGAGAAAGAGCTCACCAAGGATCTGCGGCCGGGCTTGGGCGCCCAGTCCGTGGGCATGGCGATCCAGAGCCTCGCAATCATGGGGCCGGCGCTGGGCGCCGGGCTGATCACGCGCTCGCCGCTGGCGGTCATCGGTTTGATGTCGGCTGAGACAGGCGCGATCGCGTACGGCGAGGGCCGGGAAGAGGGGCTGTCTCCCGGCCAGGCTGGCGTCTACGCCATGCTGCATGCCGTCATCGAGGGCGGGACCGAGTACGCCCCGGTCAAGCAGCTGTTCGCCGGCGCCGGGAAGGGCACCCTGCAATGGTTCCTCAACTTCCTGTCCAAGGAGGTCGGCCAGGAGCTCCTGGCCACCGGCCTGCAGAATGCCGTCGACAAAGTGAGCGTGCGTCCGGAAATGACCTGGGACGAGTACGCCGAGGAGCTCCTGCTCACCATCACCAGCACGCCGCTCGCCGCGGGCGCGCAGGCTGGCGCGGTGCGCGCGCTGCGCGGCCGTGAGGCAGATGCGGCGGAGCAGCAAGCCGCGATCCTGCAGAAGTTCCGGGAAGGGGTGGAACAGTTCAAACAGGTGACCGAGGCCGCCGCCAAGGCCGCCGTGGCGCAGCGTGAGGCGCGCGGCCCAGCCACGCACCGCCTCGAGGACGGCACCCCCGTGCGCGCGCGCGCCGAACAGGGAAAACCGGTGCGCGGGGTGTGGGAAACCGACGAGGGCGATCTGGTCGAGGCCGATCGCGCCGAGCCCGTCAAGAAGCCCGAGGCGAACGCCGAATGGACCGTCAACGGTGTCGGCTACGAGGTCCAGATCACAGGGCCTGGGCAGGAAATTGGCACCGCGCGCCTTGCCGATGGGCAGGAAGTACCGTTGACGGAATTCGCATCGCTCGGTGAGGACGCCAAAGCGCTCCTGGGCATGACCAGAAAAACAGTGGGCCGCAAGCCCGCTCCTGAAAGGCGGCCGGCGGCGGCTGCCGTTGAACCTTCTCCTCCTCCTGGTTCTCGTTCAGCCGCCGTTGCGCCGCCGAGTGATGTTTCGCCGGAGGCAGTTCGTCCGCCGCAGGCCGTCACGCCGACGCCGAGTGAGCCTGGCGCCGAGCTGCCAAATGGGTTCCGTGCAGGACCAGAGAAGGGCTCCAAGTACCGGGTTTCGAGGGTCAAGAGCGCGGGCGGCGCCGTGATGCTCGAGAAACGCAGCCCGAGCGGCATAGTGTCCAGCTTTTACGTAGGCAAGGACGGCAAGCTGGTCGACGCCGATACCGTAGAGCTCAACGATGGGCGCGCGCTGGGCCGGCTCTGGAAAGCGATCGACGACGAGGCGGCAGCCGAGGTCAAGGCCGTGCTCGATCAGATGGGGCGCCTGGCCGTCAACGATCCAGATCGCGCACCACTGCGCCAGCAGCTCATCGACCTGGTGAAAAAGCCCAAGAAGCCCCCGACCGAGGAGGCGCTGCGCAAGATGCGCGAGGCCCGCGCGCGGCGCGCGCAGGTCAACACCGACACTGACAGCATCGTGTCGGCGGTCATCAAGCTGGGCGGCATCGGGCCGATCGAGCGCCTCGACATCACCGGGGACACCAAGGGGTCGAACCCGAAAATCCCCTTTCTCGGCGCCTTGTTCAATGCCGAAGGCGAGTCCCTCGACGGCATGGCCGAGAAGCTCTACGAAATGGGCTATCTCAACGAGGAGGAGCGCGGCGATCTGACCGTGATCGCCGAGCGCATCAGGGACGAGATCGGGCCGAACAACACGGTCGTTCCCAAGCATTGGTCGATGCAGCGCAGCGATCGGGCGCTCGCCGCAGACGAGCGCGCCAAGGCCGAACTGTCAGAGGATCCAGACCGGGAACTAGCCGACGAAGCCGAGGCGCTTGCCGGCGACATACCGCTGCAATTCGACATTCCGCCCGAGGAGTTGGCCGAGCGCGGCCTGACGGCGGATGCCTCGAAAATGGTGATCACTGATCTGATGAGCCAGTTGGACGAAGACACGCGCGAGCGGTTCTCGATTCAGTACGCCGAAGCCCCCGACGAAGAATTGATCGTGGCCCTGCGCCGCGAACTGGAGAAGCCCTATGACACCGAACGAGATGAAGAAGGTGATGGAGATCGCCAAACTCGCCAACGCCCGCCGCCGCGCTACAAAGTCACCAAAATTGTCGACAGTGAGGCCGCTGAAGGCGAAGCCGCTCAAGTAGCTGCGTTCACGCTGCCCGATGGCACCGAGCTCAAGGGGCGCGCGATCGGGCCGCACTTCGATGCGGTGGCCGAGCACGCGGCCAGCGACATGCCCAAGCTGATAGCGGCCTTCGACAAGAACGCGAAGCTGAACGACGACGGCGCGCTCTGGACCTATCCGCCCGGGGGCACGCGCGTCCGTGTCCAAAAGGCGGAATTCATGACCTGGTTGTTCAGCGACCAGGCAATAAAGACGGCGCCCAAGGAGCTCGTGGAAACGGCGCGCGACGCCGCAGAGCACGCGCGTGATGTGCCGGTGGACCAAGCTGCGGTCGAGGCGCGCAAGAACAGGCTCAAGGCGTTCGGCCCGCGCGAGATCGACGAGGGCGCGCCGGTTGCTAAAACGCCAGAAGACGTCAACTGGAACGAGTACCTGGACTACTTTGCCGCGGACATCAACGGGCGCCGCGCTATCATCCTCAAGCCGGTGCCCGACATGCGCCCGTGGCACGTCGTGGTCAGCGGCTCCATGGGCCAGTTGCGCAACAAGGGCGTGGCGCAGTCGTTCGACGAAGCAAAGGCCATCGCTTTCGATGGGCACACCAAGGATCCCGAGGTCAAGACCGAGCGCGGCGGACGCGGCACGCGCCTCGTTGCGGAGCAGGCGCGCGCGGCGTACGGCAACGAGGATGGCGCGCAATGGGTCGCGCGGATCAAGAAGCGTTATGGCGATGGCTGGCTACTCGTTGCCGAGAGAGTTATAGAGCAGGTCGAGCGCAACATTGCCGAGCGCCCGATCCCCGGAGAGAACGCAATCCGGGGCACCTACGACTGGGTGCTCGCCTCACGCCGAGAGCTAGTCGCGCAAATGCGCCGTGCCGTGTTCGATGAGCGCTCCAAGGTCAAGCAGCCCAAGGGCAAGTACGTCGCCGGCAAATCGAAAGCGCAAGTGCAAGCCGATGATCGCGCCAAGGCCGAAGCACACTGGAGACAGCAGGAGAAAGACTACAGGGAGACTTTCAGCGTCGGCGATACCGTGCAGATCCACGCGGTGATCGCGGACACGGTGGACGGCGCGAGCGCGTATGTGTCAGGCACGTTCGGGAAGATCGAGAAGATCACGCCAACCCGATTCCACATTCGCACGTTCCTTTACGGGCGTTCTGGCCCCGAGTCTGAGCCGCTACTCGATGCGCGTGCGATGGACTTCGGCGAGGTCACGCACGCCAGCTACGCGCACGACGATAGCTTTACCTACGAGAAGTGGCGAGACGACATGCAGGCGCTCATGGCCGAGCGCGCGCCGCAACCCGACTTGCTGGGTGAGTTGTCGCAGAGCGAAATCGCCGAGCGCGAGGCCGACGAACGCAGCTGGGGCGAGGCCGAACTGCCGGAGGACGAAGGCCGGGCTCTCACCAAGCCGACTGAATTTGCCGTAGGCGATCGCGTTGAGAACGAAAAGGGCGACAAGGGCGAAATCATCAAGGCCGAGAAAGTTGGTGGCGAGCAGAGCGTCGAGGTCAAGTGGGAGCGCACAAAGAGCGTCAGCCTGATCCGCAACGCAAACCGCAACCCGAAGGGCATCCCAGCGCCGGGCAAGCTGCAGCCCTGGGAGCGGCTGCGAACGATCGCGAAGGAGAAGCCACCGGAGCGCGGTGGCGACCTGTTCTCGAAGCCCACCGAAGCCCCGCAGCCCAAGCTCACCGGCCCCGAGCCGCCCCTACTCACGACGCCCGAGGGCACGGCGCCGCCGAAGTCGGTGGACGAGCAGAAAGTTCCGACGCAGCAACTCAAGCTGTTCCAGCGCACTGTCGACTACGCCGCGAAGCAAGCCGAGACGCCCGAGAGTCAGGCGCAGGCCGAAGCTGGCAACTACTCGAAGGGCCACTGGATCGTCGGGCCTAAAGGTCACCAACTCGATATCTCGATCGAGACGCCAGAAGGAGAGAAGCGCCGCCCGGAATGGCCGCCGCTGAAAGATCACTACGGCTACATCAAGGGGACGATCGGATTCGACAAGGATCACCTGGACGTGTTCGTGAAGCCGGGGACGCGGGACGACTTCGGCGGGCTCGTATTCGTCGTCAACCAGGTGGTCGGCGGCTTCGATGAGCACAAGGTGATGCTCGGCTACGGCGACCTCGCCGACGCGCGCGAGGGCTATTTGCGCAACTACGCGGCAAACTGGGACGGCCTGGACTCCATCATCCCCATGTCCTTCAAGGCGTTCACGCAGTGGGCGCAGACCAAGGGCGGTAAGGGGCCGAAGGGCGGGCCGCTGTCGACGTCGCTCGCGAAGAAGTTCGAGGCGATGGTATCGTTGGGGGGTGAAGTACCCGCTTCCCAAAGAAAGGATCGAGACGAAGGTGCGGCCACGCCGCAACTCGACCTATTCTCCCAGACCCCCGTACCGGGTACGCCGGGCGTCCTCTTCGAAAAAATCGTAGTCGAATCCGAGCGCACCGGATCCGTCCGGTTGCCCTCGACAGTAATTCGGGACCACGTAGACGCCGCCAGCGCGTTCACGCAGCTGGTGAAGTCGCCGCGCGAGCGCTTCCACATGCTCGGCCTGAACGAGCGCGACGAGCCGATTGCCTACTACGACCTGTTCGCCGGCACGCTCACGCAAACGAGCGTCTATCCACGCGAGGTATGGCTTGCTCTTTACCAGACCCCGGAAGTACGTAAGGTCTGGTTGGCCCACAATCATCCGAGCGGCTTGGCGAGCCCTTCGAACGCTGATGAGCTCCTGAACGACAGCCTCTCGGCCGGCCTGACTCGCGACCTGGGCATCGAATTCAAGGGCCACATCATTATCGCGGGGCAGAACTTCCACGCAATGGGGCTGGGCACGCAGCCGCTTCCTCAAGTGGTGGCGCAGGGGAAGGAAATCCCCGTGCGCGAGCGTGTCGTCAAGCTCGAGCAGGACCGCGGCGTCGCGCTGCAGTCGCCCGGCGCCATGCGCGAGTACCTTGGCCGTATCAAGCCAGAGCGTAGCGGCCTGCTCCTCATGGATGCGCAGCATCGGCCGATCGCCTTCTACTACATGGCGAAGGAGGAAATGTCGAAGCTGCGCACGCACGAGCTCACGAGCGGCTTTGCCAAGCTGATGCGCCAGGTGGGGCGCAACAATCCAGCGGCGGCGGTGGCGTACTTCCCGGGCGAGGCCTATTCCCCGGAAATACAGCGCGCCGTGAGCAACGTGGGCGGCGCGCTCGCTGGCGCGGACGTGAGAATGCTCGACGCTTTCACGCCCGTAGACGTCGGATCGGCCCAAGGCCTGCCCAGTCTCGCTTCGTTCGCCGAGCGCGGGCGCTCGACGGCGCTGCAGCCGTTCTACAGCCTGTCCGGTCGCTGGAGCGACATGACCGTGCCGAAGGTGCAGGAAGAGTTGATGAGCAACCCCATCGCTCAAGCCTTCCGCAGCCGCATCGAGTACGTTGACAATCCATACCAGCTGCCGCAGCACATGATCGACGAGCTCATGGCGATCGGCGGGATCGCCAAGGTGAGCGGCGCCTGGAGCCCGGTGCAAGGCAAGGTCTACCTGGTCGCCTCGAACCTGCAACCGGGCGAAGCCAGTACGACCATCCTGCACGAGTTCGTCGGGCACTATGGCATGGACCAGATCCTCGGCGAGAAGTACGTCGATTTCATGCTCGACGTCTACCGCTCTCGCGCAGGCGACATTCAAGCCGAAGCGCGGACCGGCCCTCTGCGGAATTACAACTTCGATTTCCGAAAGCCCGAGCACCAGATCCACGCCGCGAGCGAGTGGCTGGCGCACCGGGCCGAGCGCGGCGAGGAGGCGAATCTGTGGCAGCGCTTCGTCGCCATGGTGCGCCTGTGGCTGCGCGAGAACGGCTTCGTGAAAGAGTGGAGCGAAAGCGACATTCTGATGATGCTGCGCCAGAGCAGGCTGGCCGTGATCAACGGCGGCAACACCACGTACAACGGCTCGCCTGCATGGCAGCTTGCGGCGCCCAGACCGATCTGGCGCTCGACTCTGATGGACCGGGTGCGCGAGCTCGGGCCGAAGCGCGCCACCACCGCGGAGTGGCGCAAGTTCGTCGGCGGCCTGCTGCAGAAGGGCGTGAAGCCGGACGAGATTGAGTGGACCGGCCTTCGTGAGTGGTTCGATGCCCTGGATGCCGATAAAGAGACGACGATTCTGCCCAAGGACAACGTGCTGGAATTCCTCACGGATCACGGCGTGCAGATCGAGGAACGAATCCTTGGCGAGCCGAACTACATCACGCCCGCTGGCATCACTGACGAAAACGAGATGCGCAACCTCCTGCGTGAGCGCGACAACCTGCAGGTTGCCCTCGACGCCCACGGCTTCGATGTCGAGTACGACGAGGAAGGCAAGCTGTGGGGAGTGATCGACAGGAACAACGACGCCTTCTACCTCGCGGATCCGAATCGCGTCCCACGTCGAGAGGATGAGCCTGGCCGACACTTGCTCGGCGAAGAGCCGTACGCGGCACTGCCGGACTCGAATGTATCTGTGGAAGGTGTTGGCGGCACCCTGCGCCAAGCGGTGGATCGGCTACGGGAGATCGCGCCTACTACAGCGTGGCATGGAGACGACAACTTCGTTGGTTTGTCGGTAACGCGCTATGAGAAGTGGGCGCTTCCAGGTGGACGCAACTATCGAGAGCTCTTGCTGACGTTACCGCCACCGGCGGCGCCATCCGTGGTGCCGCCATACGCGCGCGCCGATGCGTTCACCCCGCCGCACTTCGACACGCTCAACCTGTTCGCCCACGTGCGCTTCGACGAGCGCACCGACGCCGAGGGCAAGCGCGTCCTGTTCGTCGAGGAGTTTCAAAGCGATTGGGCCGAGCAGGGGCGCAAGAGAGGGTTCCGTGGGCAGTTGCCGAGTGGCCATCATGTAGAGCAACGTGGTGACGGCATGTTTGTCGTTGTGCGGGAGGGGGATGGGGCTCGCATCGGCGGATCCAGGCCGACCAGGGCGGAGGCTGTCGCACATTTTGATGCTACTGCCATTCCGCGCGCCCCCTTCGTCGGCAAGACCGAACAGTGGACCGCTCTATTGCTGAAGCGCGTCATCCGCTACGCCGCCGAGAACGGCTTCGAGCGCGTCGCGTGGACCACCGGCGATCAGCAGAATGACCGCTATGGCATCGGCACGCGCGTCAGCGAGGTGAGCTACGAGCCCCCGGGCGATGGGCAGTCGAAGTATCGGATCACCGGAAAGGACACGCGCGGCCGCCGAGTTGACCTTGGCTACTACACCGCCGCCCTCCTGCCCGACGTGGTGGGCGAGGATCTAGCCAAACGGATCATCGCCGGCGAAGGTGAGGCCGACGCCCTGATTACCGAGGCGCGCTACAGGAACGCTACGCAGTCGCACTTCCAGGTCACCCGTCATGGTGTTTACCTTGGCGACGCGCCGACCAAGGCCGAGGCCGAACGCCTCGCGCCGAGCATGACGCGCGCACGCACGCTGCGGCAGGAGCTACGCATCGGCGGGAAGGCCATGATCGAGTTCTACGACAAGATCGTCCCCATCGTCGCCAACAACGTGTTGAAGAAGGTCGGCGGCGGGCGCGTTGTGGAAGTCGGCATCGCCGAGATCCGTACAGCACAAGGTAATTACATTCGACCCAGCACAGCGCGCGCCTCTCACTTTGATGTGTTCTACGCTGACGGCACCAGCTATGGCTCTTACAGAACGAGAGAGTTGGCCGGCGATGCGCTAGCCAAACTTGAAACATTGAGCCCGTCCCCACGTCCTACCAGTGTTGTTGTAATGACGCAACTCGGCTTCGACATCACCCCAGCCATGCGCGATGCGGCGCTGCGCGGCCTGCCGATGTTCAGCCTGCGCGACGACGTGTCGCGCATGGCGGATCAGATGCGCGCGCTGGGCCGGCGCGTCGACCAGGCCTATCGGCGCGGCCAGAAGAACGCCGAAGACCTGGACGCCGAGCTGGCCCAGTTGCGCGTTCGCTACTCCAGCACCTTGGAGCAACTGGAAGGCGAGCTCGAGGTCGAGCAGGACGCCGAGGACGCCGCGGACTACAGCACGGTGGAGGAGCAATTCCGGGATTCCTACTGGCGCTTCATGGGCGACGTTCCTTCCGGCATGAAGATCGAAACGCGGACCGAGTTGGCTGACCGGCTGCGCCACATCGTATCGGGGACGCCAAGCGGGAGGGCGGGCAGCGACGAGCAGCTGATCGAGGCCGCCCGGGACGCCTACGCCGCGCACCTGGCCCGCGCTGCGCGCCGCACGCGCTTCTCCCTACGCGAGCCGGTGGGCGTGCGCGAGGTCTACGGGGTCAAGGATGGCCGGCTGCTCGGCATGGCCGTGAAGCGTGGTAACGCCGGGATCTGGGACGTGTACCTGGCTAACGGCACGAACGAGAACATGTTCGCCCGGGGGCAGTTCCGTCGCGACCAGGCTGCGAGCCTGAACGAAGTCAATCGCATGTTCAACCGGGAAGGGCTGGAGTTGAACGTGATCAAGCCCCGCAATCTCCCGGTGCCCGATTCGTCTCTGTTCGATCGGGATTGGGTGGCGCCCAAAGCCGATTCGTACCTGCGTCGCGCCGTGATCTACTTCCAGAACAGGTTGCTCCTGCCCGAGCTCTACGAGCGCACGATCGCGGCGCAAGTGGGCGCGATCCCCGAGTCGGCCAAGGCTCACCGCGAGGCGCGCATCGCGCATCCGCGCGCGGCCGGCAAGATCGCCGACTTCGACCACGACCACAGCGAGCCGATCATCGACCTGATGAAGGCCAATCGCTTCACTCTCAGAGACGTTGGCGACTACCTGTACGCGCGCCACGCCCCCGAGCGCAATGCGGCGATCGAGTCCATCAACCCGGACAACAAGGCCGGGTCGGGTATCACCACCGAGCGCGCGGCGCAGATGATGCAGGGGCTACGCGATCGGCTGGGCGCGCGCTTCGCCGCCATGGAGCAGATCGGCGCCCTCGCCAATCGCATCAGCCGATTCCGCGAAGACGTCATGATCGACAAGGGCCTCGCCAAAATGGAAGCGGTGGCGCTCCTGCAGCAAAAGTACCCGAACTACGTGCCGCTCAAGGAAATGGCGACGGATGAGCACGTGCAAACCGAGGTCGGCGGCGGCTACCAGGTGGGACGGCTGATCAACACCGCCTTCGGCCGGTTCACCGAAGCGCAGTCCGAGTTCATCCTGCCGGCGCTCATCGCCCAGGCCAAAGGCACTATCTCGGCAGGTGAGAACGCGGCGGTGCTGCGCTCCCTCCTGCGCCAAGTCGAATTCGCCCCGAATCCCGGCGTGTGGCGGATCCAGAAGCACGTGTGGAAGCCCTATATCGACCAGGACACCGGGCAAGTCCAGTACGCGCCGCGCTCGGTGCTGATCGACGCCAAGTACGGCGGGCGCGCAATCAGCGTCCCCGTCAACGGCGAGCGCGTGATCATCATGATGGCCGACGAGCGCATGGCCCAGGCATACAAGACGAGCGGCCAGCCAGTGAGCGAATTCACCCAGATGATCGGGACTATCACGCGCTTCTATGCGCTGATGGCAACCGCGGCGAACCCGGAATTCGTAGTCACGAACCTGATGCGCGACTTCCAGCAGGCGGTAATCCGCATTTCCGGGGAGCAGAATCCCGGCCTCGCGCTCAAGGTGGCGAAGGACGTCCCTGGGGCGCTCTGGGGCGCATTCGCCGGGCTGCACGCGAAGGGCCAACTGAAGCCGGACTCTGGCGACTGGCACCGCTGGTACAGGCGCTACATCGAGGCCGGCGGGCACGTCGCCTACCGCGGCCTGCAGGACGTGGAAACCCAACACAAGGACTTCCTGACCACGCTCGCCGACAGCGGGATCATGCCCGAGGCCGTCGCTGGGCTGACGAAAACGCGGCTGCGCGCGCATCGTGTGGCGAAAGTCGCCGGCGTAAAGTTCTTCGCCAATCTCATCATCAACGCCAACGGCGCCGTGGAAAACGCGCTGCGCCTGTCGACCTTCAAGAACGCGGTCGAGTCCGGGTGGAACGAGAAGGACGCCGCCTTCCTCGCGCGCAACGTGACCGTGGACTTCAACCTCAAGGGCAATGCCGGCACGCTGATCGGCGCCTACTACATGTTCTTCAACGCCAACATTCAGGGCTCGGCGCTGCTGTTCCGCTCCGTGGCGAACCACCGGGCGATTCAAGCCCTGGCGCTGATGCTGTTCCTGTTGGGTATGGGGTTCGATTGGTGGAACCGCCGAGAAAGCGCGACCGAGCCGGACGGCCGCAAGGTCTACGACAACATCAACGACGCCATCAAGGAGCGCAACTTCATCCTCATGACGCCGGACGGCGAAGACGCGATTACCGTGCCGCTGCCCTTCGGTTTCAACGTGTTCTACGTCGCCGGCGTGCATGCCATGTCGGTCATGCAGGGGGCGAAGACGCCGCTCGACGCCGCGGGCGACATGCTCGTGACGATGATCAATGCCTTCAACCCGTTCGGACAAAGCCCCGAGAGCGCGCTGGGCGCGCTGCAGCTGATCAGTCCTACCTTCTTCGATCCGTTCGCGCAGGCCATGACGAACCGGAATTGGTTCGACCGCAGCATCGTGCCAGAGCGCCCGCGCACCGCGCCGCCGCAGGCGAAGAGCGCGACCTACTACGCTGGCACGCCGCAGGGCTACGTCGATGTCACGGCCTGGCTGAACGAGGCAACCGGTGGAAATGAAGTGCGCTCCGGGATCCTGGACATTGCCCCGAACATGCTCGAGCACTGGACGCGCTCGATCTTCGGCGGCGCCGGCGCCTTCTATGCGCGCACGGCCGAGTTCGTGCACGGCAAGGCAGTCGGGGCGGAGCCCGAGGTCCGGGACATTCCGTTCCTGCGGCGCTTCTACTACCAGCCCAAGGACTTCGAGCTCTCGCATCGCTTCTACGAGAACCTGAACGCAGCGGAGACGGCGCACTTCGAGGTCCAGCGTGCCTTCGAGCGCGGCCAGCAGGACAAGGCTCGCGCCTACGCCAGCGAATTCCGCGGCGAGCGGTCCATGTACGCCGAAGCCCAGGCCGTCGAGCGTCAGATCGGCGTCCTGCGCAAAGAGGTCTGGCGGGTCCGCAAGAACGACCGGCTTACCGACGACCAGCGCACCAAGCAGATCGAGCAGCTGCAGGGGCGCATCCGGCAGGCGATGATGGGCTTCAATAAGCGATTCGAGGAGCGCGCGGCGCCCTAGAAACGAAAGAGGCCCGGCTTTACCGGCCGGGCCTCTACTCGCGCTTTCTTGGTTTTCCGAAAATGCTGGTTCCCGGAAATGGTGGATCGGCTAGGTCTTCATGGCATGCCCTCCTTCAAAAATCGTGGCCAGTATGCCCTAGCTAGGTCGGCAGCGCGACGTGCAGCGACAGGATCCCAAGCGACCTGTAGGCGGCGCAATCTTCCTCGCTATTGTCCAGCGCAAGCACAATGTCCGAAGGAGTGCGATTGCGCATCACCGCCTCGTGCACGAGGGCGCGCTTGAAATCGCAGCTACGCACGCGGCTTTCGTTCGGCCGCATGAGAAGCTTCTCGGCCGGGATCCCGTGCTCGTCCAGCCAGATCGTCGTTTGCGAGCGCAGGCGCTCCGGGCGCCCTGTCACCACTACGATGCGATGGCCCGCCATCCAAAGGCTGTGCACCAGGCGCAGCACTTGCTCGATCGGGAGATCCTGCTCGCAAGCGCTGAAAAAAGCGTCCCAGTCGGCGGGCGTCTTCTTCAAGTGATGCTCCCGGTGCCGGCTGTCGGCTAGCGTCCCATCCAAATCGCAAACGACGATCATTGGCCCCCTCCACGTAAAGCACTCGGTCACCTATGCGAACAACGATGAAATGCCTGATGAACTTACGCATCAGGAAAAAATCTGCGAGACGACGCCACCGTGTCCTGGGATCAGCCAGCATGATGTGATCGCCGGTCTGTATGCCGGGGACGTGTGGGATCGTGATGTGCATGGGCGGCATCCTAGTCCTGCAAAAGATTGTTGACAACCCCCATAAGGGCACCTTAGACTTCGCGCCGTCATGAAGGACGGAGTAGTCGTGCTGGCGAAGCTGGAGGCGATGCTTGCCGAGAGCTGAGCCCAAGGCAACACGGAACAGCGGGGCGCTTCCGCAGTGGAAGTGCATCCGCTGTCTCCATCGCTGGATCCCACGAAAGAACGGCAAGCCGGTCCGTTGCCCATCCTGCAAGTCACCGTACTGGAATACACCGCGTAGACGGCGCCGTGCCAAAGAGTAAAGCGCACGCAGCGATGACGCCGAAGCAGCGGGTGCTAAAGAAATACCCGAAAGCAGTCTCCTGTTTGTTTGCCGATGGCTGGTACGTCTACACCAAAGGCGCGGGTGGCGACGTGATAGGCCAAGCTAGATCAGTCGTCATCGCTTGGAAACTCGCAGCAATGAGGATCTACCTATGACCGATCCGCGCAAGATGGCTGCACCCGACGAAGGCAGGGAGGCAGAGCAACGCACCGAGTTCCTGAAGTTCCTCGATGAAGTGGAGGACGCGCTCAAGTCTCCGCCTGGGCAAGGCTATAGCCGTCGTGTCTCGTACATCACGATTGAGGATGCGTGCGATGCCGGGGGTTCTGAAGTAGCGACGCCTTGGGAGCTTGAGCAAGCCGACATCGACATGATCCGCGCCGCCTTCACCCCATCTGCCACCCCCACCAGCGCGGGGAGCGAGAGGGCGGTCGCTGAGAAGATCGACAGTGTGTTGAGCGAGGCAGCAAATGCTTGCCGCAGTGATGAGCAGTACTACCTGCACGGTCTATGGAAGGCGCGGGCAATAGTTGCTCAAGTTGCCGCTACCCTGCCCGCAGCGGCGCAGCCCGCTAGTCCGGGGCACGAGCCGTTAACTTATTGCCTCATCGCGCCGGGATGCCATACCGGGCCATGCGAGTCGCGTGCAAACGTCGCACTCTCAAAAGCTTTGGCGATGCCGCCGGGCACGGCAATTGTGCCACTCTATGCAGCGGCGCAGCCTTCCGTGCCAGCAGCCGGTAATGCGCAGGGGGCGGGGAAGATAGAAATAACCGGGATGCTAGAGCCATTGTTGCTCAAGAGCGCCACGCGCGAACAACTGGAGGAAGCTGTGCAGAACCTTCGCGCACAGAAATTCAAGCTGCAAGACGAACTCGCCGCTCTCCGCGCAGGCGCGGCGAAGGTGCCGGAGGTTCTATCAAGCCTCAAACTGCGGTGCGGGTACATCATCAACGGCTACGTAGACGCCAAGATGGAAGCCGTCGAAATGGAGCGCCTGATCAACGAATGGTTTGCCGCCGCGCCATCCAGCGAGCAGAGCAAGGAGGGGTGATGGAATCGCTAGTATCGTTTCTGGTGGGCGTCGGGATCGGATTCCTGCTGATCCGGTTTCTGATCACGGGCCCACTCGCCAAGCTGTCGAAAAAGCGAAAGCTGATCGACGACAGGGGTTGGAACGAGGCGCTAGACGCGGGTTTGGTGCGCACCGCACCCCTGCGGAAAGGAACAGACAACTGCATGAATTGCCACGAGTGTCTCGCGGGCCATAATGATTCGGTGACTGGCTGGCCGACCCTTGCCACCAAGATGATCGTGTGCCCGCAGTGCGGAAATAAGCGATGCCCCAAGGCGTCCGACCATCAACTCCCGTGCACCGGCAGCAACGAGCCTGGGCAGCCGGGCAGCATTTACCGAGGGAGGTAACTAGATGGCCCTGACACCAAAACAACTGGCCGAGCGTACGAGGCGCATCGGCGGCAGCGACGCCGCGGCGATCGTCGGCAAGGATCCGTACCGCACCGCGTGGGAAGTCGCCATGCGGATCCGTGGAGAAATGGAGGCCGATAAATCTCTCGAGGACGCCGATCAGATCTTGTTCGGCAACGAAATGGAGGGCGTGCTGGCGCGCATCTACGAGCGCAAGAACAAGGTCAAGCTCGTCGAGCCAGATACGATGGTCCACGAGAAGCACCCTTTCCTCGCCGTGAACATTGACCGGCGCATCGAGGGCAACCCGGCGCTCGCGCTCGAAATGAAGAACACCGGGCAGAAATTCCAGGCCGCGGGGACGCCGATTCTCGAATCGTGGGGTTCGCCAGGCACCGACCAGGTGCCCGAGCGCGTGATCCTGCAGTGCCAGCACGCCATGATGATCGACCCCCTGATCCAGATGTTCCACGTCGTGCGGTGCTACGGCGGCAACGTCTACCAGCAATTCGTCGTGCCGCGTAATGCCAGCCTGATCGACGCGCTGCAGGAAATCGAGCTTGAGTTCTACAAGCGCGCCATGGAGGGTTTGCTCCCAGAGCCCGACTGGGAGCACCGGTCCACGTCCGACGCGCTGGGCCGCGCCTTCAAGAAGATCCAGGGCACCATCGAGAGCCGGCCGGATCTGGAACACTGGACTAAGGCATTCGAGCAGGCGAAGGCCGAGCGCCTTCGGATCGCGACACTGGAGGATGGCCTCAAGAACCATATCGTCCACCTGATGGGCAACACCGAAATCGCTTTGCTATCCGATGGCAGGAAGTGGCAGCGCAAGCTTGTGGCGCGCGCCGGCTATACGGTAGATTCCACCGAGTACATCGAAACGCGCCTAGTCAAGCCGCGCACCAAAAAGGAGGAGTAATGGACAACGCACCGGCAGTTCGCCAAAGCCTGGTCGAGAAGTTCGCCAATCGCTACAGCATCGAGCCCGGCAGGCTCATGAGCATCTTGAAGGCGACGGCTTTCAAGGTGTCGCAGGGAGAAGTATCCAATGAGCAGATGGCCGCGCTCATGGTGGTGGCGGATCAGTACGGGCTGAATCCATTCACCAAGGAAATCTTCGCGTTCGAGGACAAGCGCAAGGGCGTGGTCCCGGTGGTGAGCGTGGACGGTTGGGCGCGCATCATCAACGACCACAAGGACTTCGACGGCCTGGACTTCACCTACGGGCCCGAGCTCGACGTGCCCCACGGTGGCAAGAAAGGCTTCCAGTGGATCGAGTGCACGATGCACCACAAGAACAGGACGCATCCGGTCACGGTGCGCGAGCACTTCGATGAGGTTTATCAGGATCCACGCGGCGGCTACAACGGTCCGTGGCAGTCGCACCCCAAGCGTATGCACCGGCACAAGGCGCTAATCCAGTCGGCGCGCCTCGCCTTCGGGTTCAGCGGGATCTACGATGAGGACGAAGCGCAGCGCATCGTCGATGCTGGCGGTGGGGTTGTCACGCCACCGCAGCCCGGCGATCGCCAAGCCGAGGGCGAAGTCATGACGCGCACTGATGGCCTTGCGGCGGATCTGGCGGCGCGCGCACGCAACGTCACCGACGCCGAGGTCGTGGGCGACCCGAAAGTAGCGACCGCGGCGAAGTCGAAACCCATGTCGTCCGCCACAATCGAGAAAACGATCGCGGACACCGAGGTCGAGGACGAGCTACACGCGCTGCTTCCTCATATCCAAGCGCTCCCGGCCAGCCCGCAGCGCGAACAGATCATGCGCGACTGGAATGCGCGCGTGCTCTCGTTCAAGAACGTGGGCGCGGATCCCGCCGTGCCCGACGCATTCGCCGGCAAGCCGCAGACAGCAGCCCAGGCCAAGCCCACAGCCGCGAAGCCGCCAGCCGCCGCAAAAATCGTCGAGAAACCGGCAGAGCCCAAGCCAGGGTTCCAGGCGGCTCCGGCCAAGCCCGCCGCGCCCAGCGAGGAAGATGCCCAGAAGGTGATAGACGAGCTCAAGGGCGCGAAGGATCCCGAAACCCTGGACCTGATCGCCGATCGCGAGAACAAGCGCGGCTGGTCCAACGAGCAGCGCGGCAAGATCTACAGTGCGTACACCGAGGCACGGGAGAAATTCGATGCCGCGTAGTCGCGCGCGCCGTGTCTGAGAAAACCGGCATCGCGTGGACCGATAGCACGTTCAATCCGTGGTGGGGTTGCATGGAAGTCTCGCCTGGGTGCGACAACTGCTACGCACGCGAGCTCGCCAAGCGGTTCGGCTACGGATGGGGTCAGGGCGCGCCGCGGCGCTACTTCGGCGACAAACACTGGAACGAGCCGCTGCGCTGGAACAAGGCCGCGGGCGCGACCGGGAAACGCCATCTGGTGTTCTGCGCGAGCATGGCCGACGTGTTCGACAACGAGGTCGAGCAGACGCAGCGTGATCGGCTGTGGGCGCTGATCCGCGCGACGCCGAACCTGACTTGGCTCCTGCTCACCAAGCGCATCGGCAACGTGGCGAAGATGCACCCAGGCGGCGACTACCCGAACGTGTGGCTTGGCGCGTCCGTGGTGAACCAGGAGGAGGCCGACCGAGATATTCCGAAGCTGCTCGCCACGCCGGCAGCTGTGCGCTTCGTGAGCTATGAGCCAGCTTTGGGGCCGGTGGATTGGTCGAAGATCAAGTGCGTAGGCGCTGATTCCAAGTTCAACAAGTACGCGCTAGATCAACTGGACTGGATCATCGTCGGCGGCGAGTCCTCGCAAGGCGGCGTCGTAGCGCGGCCATTCAATCTTGCCTGGGCGCGCAGCACGATCGAGCAGTGCAAGCGTGGGCGCGTGCCTGTGTTCGTGAAGCAACTTGGCTCCAGTCCATGCAACCCGGCAATGCTCAAGCACTTCAAGGATCGCCATGGCGCCGACCCCGCCGAGTGGCCCGAGGATCTGCGCGTGCAGGACTTCCCGGAGTGAAGGTAAACATCAACGACCCGAACGAAATGGCCACCGCTGGCATGGATGCGGCCCTGCAGTTCGGGCGCTACGTCACCGAGACGATCGCCGATGCCGAGCCCATCGCAGCGCAGGCCTACCTCCAATCCGTGTTCGGCACGCTCGTAGGCCTGTCCGTAGCGGCGCTGGGCAACGAGCGCACCGTCGATGTGCTGAACAAGATGCTCCTCGTCGCTAGCGAGGTAGATCCGCAAGACAAACAAGCGAGGCACTGACATGGGCGAGCAGCTGGGGCTAGGCATGGTCAACAAAAGCTTCGACCGCATGTTCAAGCCGAAGCGAAAGGCGTGGTGGTCGGACTGCGGGCACTACCGCTACCGGCTCGAGGAAATCTGGGAGCCGAATCTCCCGTTGCTGAACTTCGTGCTGCTCAACCCGAGCACGGCCGGCCGGCCCGACCCAGCCAATCCCGGGGAATTGACTTCGGACCAGACGTTCACGCGGGCGTGCGTCCGCGCGCGGCGCTGGAAGGAATTCGCCACCAAGCCGCCGCACGACATTGGGGGCGTGATCTTCACCAACGCATACGCCTGGACCGAAACCAACTCACTGGAGGTCAAGAAGCTGCTCAAGGCGGGCAAGGATCTGATCGGCCCGGACAACGATGCGTCGATCGTGAAGGCTGCACAGGACGTGCGCGCAAGCCACGGGCTGGTGATCTGCGCCTGGGGTGCCCACTGCTCGCCGGCGCGCTCCAAGGACGTCCTGCGCTTGCTGATGGCCACCGCGAAGGTCACGCCGCAAGCGCTCCGGTTCACCGCGTCCGGCGCCCCAGTGCACATCTTGTACCTGCCCTACGACCTGGGCGGCGGCCCGTACGCCATCACGGAGCCGAACTTTTGCCGCGGCTGCGGCTTCGAGATTGCGGCCGACTCGCTGGCGTGCGGCGAGTGCAGCTGCGAGGATGACTGCACGCCGTGAAGATCATCCCCCCGCACCTGAGCTTCGAGCAGGCGCTCGTGGCTGGCTACACCGGAAAGATCCTGTGCCGGCCGTACCTGCAGTGGCTCAAGACCAAAAACTGCTGGCGCTGCGGGTACGCACCTGGCGACCCGATGCGCCCGATCGACCCGAGCCACTACAACGGCATCAAGGGTATGGGGACGAAGAGCGCTGATCTGTTTTCCGTCCCCGAGTGCCGGAAGTGCCACAACGAATACGAGGACCGCGGCGCGGATCCGGCAGGACAGGAGGAGCGGCTGCGCGCCGCTCTGATGCATCTGGTGCAGGCGTTTTGGGAGGGAAGATTTGTATGGACAGGGTGACAGATTCAAGATCATGCAAAACTTGTCGGTGGTACGAATTGCGCGAGACGCCAGTTACTACTGGCTTGCGAATCTTCGGTTGGTGGATCACCAAGGATGAAAGCGTTTTGCGTGACTCGCTCTGCCGTAGGTTCGGCCCTGATGGCATGCCTTGCGATCAAGCACGCTCTCGCTCGGCGGTGATCGGATGGTCACCGTCGCCCCCGGCCGCGCCCGGGGGCTGGCAGCCGATCCATCAACTCGTGGACGGCCCATGCGGGAGTATTGGGCGCATGTGGGAAGCGCGATGATAGAAGGGGGGGGTGGTATGGACTGGCTGATCGAGCTTCTGATGCCATGGCGCCGATTGCAGAGAATCGAGCGCGAACTAGACAGGGCAGAGCGCGCTGCGGTTGCCCGCATGCAACACGAACTTTGGCGAGCGCAAAGAGAAGTGGCGCTGCGACGTTTTCATGAGCCCATGTTCTTCAAGCGATTTGTTTCATGAAATCCGTTGCCAGCCCCCTCGAGGCCGCTGTCGAGCTCCAGCTGCGCGCGCTCAAGCTCCCCCGAGGGTGGCGCCAGTACTACCCGATCCCCGGCCGCAAATACCGTCTTGACTTTGCCTGGCCCGAAAAGAAGCTGGCCGTGGAATGCGAGGGCATGGTGCACCGAATCAAGAGCCAGTTCGAGCACGACTGCCGGCGCAGCAATGATCTGCTCGATGCTGGCTGGCGAGTCTACCGTTTGACCGGTAGCATGATCCGTGCCGGCGAGTCGATCGCCCTTCTGGAAAGGATCCTCAAGTGACCCGCACCTGCCATACCTGTGAACATCTTTCGCTGTGCGTGTTCTACCGGGCGGTGGATCACGCGATCAGGGATACGAATCTGCACATGGTGGACGTCAACCAGCCGAGCTCGTCGCCTACCTCGTTTATCCGCGTGTTCGAGACGATCGCCGTGGTGTGTACGCAGTACAAGGCCACTCCGTGAGCCTCTCGCGGTTACCCGACGAGTTCGTCCAATCGCTCCTCGACAACCTGGACACGAAGGGAAAGGTCTACGCGCGCCGCAAAGCCGAGCGCACCGGCTTGGAGGAGGAGCGCAAGATCACCAAGAACGAGCTGATGAACGTCGCCGAGGCCGAAGACGTGCGCACGATCACCAAGCAGGAGCGCTTCGCCTACTCGCACCCCACGTACCGCGCCATCGTCACCAGGCTGATCAAGGCGGTGGAGGAGGAGGCGCTGGCCGAGTACGAGCTCAAGCTGATCGACATGCAGTTCGAGGCGTGGCGCACAATCAACGCGAACGAGCGCGCGGCGTCGCGGTGACTACACCGACGCCGCTGAACGGATGGGCGCCGCGTACTGGACGCGGCGGCGGCGGCCAACCTCCTGCCCTCGCCCAAAGAAAAGCCCGGCTGAGTTGCCCCAGCCGGGCGAGCGCTACTTCTTCTTCATGAAGCCGGGCTGAATCCCCGCCGCCATCCGCTCCTCTGCAATGCGCCGTCCATGCCGGCGCCGCAGCTTCGTGGTGATCGCTGCGCGCTGCCGGTCGATGACCGCTAGCACGGTCTGCGGCAGGATCGAGCGCGCCGAGCCTTGGGCGTTGACCTGTGTAACGAACGCCGTGATGCCCTCTTCGGTTCGCACCGTCTGGATCATGAACGACGTCGCGTTGCCGTAGAAGTCGATATGCTGCACGACGGTTGGCTGCGTGTGCGCCCCATTCGGTAGCCCGATCATGCTGGAGAGCAGCTTGTCGAACGGGTCGGATGCGCGCGCAGCCGTGACTTTGTGGGCCTCTTGGTCCATAATGAATCCTCTCGAGTTGTAAAAGAGCCCCGCCGCGGTGTCAGCCGCGGCGGGTTGCAGCGCGATGCTGCACCCCCATTTTATCAAACCGGTTTTTGCGATCGGTCGTTTCTGAACGAACGATCAATGACTTACGGAACGCGATGCCCCGAGAAAAAAGTGCTTGGTGGCATTTTCGGGCGTTTGCGATTTCGTGCCTTCTCGATCAGCCCACCGCACTCGCAGGCGCCATCGTAAGCGGTGGTGCCGCGCATCGGGCGGCGGCAGCGATTACACCGTAGGCGCATCGTCGCTCAAGCTGTTGAAATAGCTCTCGACCTCTTTCAGCTTGGGCTTCACGACGCGCAGCGCCGTGTTGACGAATTGCTTGGCGCAACGCAGTTCCTTCGCCACGTCGACCTGGCGCTTGTCGTCGACGAGCACGGCCAGCACCGCGCGGCGCGCTTTCTTGCGTAGCCGCGTCAGGTTGAGCGCCGTGTCGACCAGCTGGCGGCGTACCTCGATTGGTAGATCGGTCAGCTTTTTTGCCATGCTCCGTACCTCCTCATTGTGTCTTCGTAGCGCTCAGCGTCAATCGCGTTGCCGCCCGGCGATCGGCTAAGCTCGTTTCCTCTGGAATCCATCTTCACGCAGTGCCAAAGGCCCGTGGCCTTGTCGTAGACGCTCTGGTAGCGACGCCGGCCGCCCGCCCTATCTGTCGGGCTCGCCATCGGCGGCTTCCTCCCAGAAGTCCATGTGGTAGCCCTCGGGTGTGCTTGCGCCCTCGCGCTCGATCGTCACGGCGCTAGGCGAGCGCATGAACCCGGCGACGTAGCCGCGCAGCTGGGCGTCGTAGGGCGCGGCCTGGCTGGGGGCTTGCTGCTCGCGGCCCAGCGCCCTGATGCCTTTGGCGCTGAGCTTCACGCGCTGGCCGACCTTAAACTTATCCCGGGCGATCATAGGGCGAGTATCTGACGGAATACCGCGTCGACGTCGCTTGCCTTGATGTCGCAGCCGTTGGGCCTGACGTAGCACCGGATCCCCAGCGGCAGCGGTGCGATCTTCTGCGCGCGGTGCACGATGGTGCCGGACTCGTCGCGCTCCTCGACCGTGCACGCGACCCCGGAAGCGACCAGCGCGGCCACCACATCATCGAACCGTGCGCCCTCAATGGTGATGTTCACGGCGCCCCCTCAAGATCCTTGTACGTGTCGGGTTGAATGTCGAAGCTTCCCGCCATTCCGCCCTCGTCGTAGCTCTCCTGCAACTCGTCACGCAGCTGGAGCATGAGCAGCTGGCGCTCGTTGGTGATGTGCGGATACCGCGCTTTGGCACACTCCAGATCGTCGGCGCGGTTGCGCGTGAAGATCACGCTAAATTGGTACTCGTACTGCGGCATGGCGGCCTCCTAGTTGGTCCCCAGGATTTCGAGAATGCGCTGCATCTTCGCGGCGCTGGTGGTCAAGGATTCGATGCGCGCGCGCGGCTCCTGCTCGCCGCACCAGATCCGCACGACGCGCGCGTTCGGGTGCCAGAAGTGCGCTTCGCCGTCGCGGTACTCCACGCCCGGCTTCGCGATCCCCAGGCTTGCCGCCATCTGCGTCGCCAGCTGCATCGCGCGCTCGTCGTTCTCCGCGATCTGCTTGCGCTTGGCGAGGCACGCTTGGAACATGGGTATATATTTCGCCATGAAGCGCCGGTCGAATTCCTTGGCGATGCTCTCGGCGCTGCGCGCGGCGCTGGCCGTCGCGCTCGGCGGGTGCTCGTCGTGTTTGATCACGCCCCAATCACGCGCCCCCATGTAGGCCGTGCCCCCGTTTGGGCGGACTCGGTGCGGCCAGAGCGGGCTGATGGTGATGCGCCCGTCACGCTCGGACATGTGGAAGGGGATGCGCTGCAGGGTGGTTAAGAATCTATCCGGCAGGCCTCGCTCCATTGGTGCCTCGCTGCTGACTTCGGCATTCAACGCTGCGGCTACTTCTCGTGCTGTGGTCATGGTTGCTCTCTTGGGAAAAATTCGCGTATGTCGCCCGCTGGCTCGCCCATCATCAATTCAGCGGCGGCCATGTAGAACGGGGCCAGGTTCAGCATGCCCGCCCTCGCGCCGGGGTTCGTCGTGCTGTCGCACGGCGCGGCGTCGTTCTCTAGCGAATGGTGCAAGCGGCAAGCCAGGGGGCGCACGTCGTAGACGGTGCACAGGTTCTCGACCAGGAACGGACAGGGCTTGCCGGCATAGCGGTCGATGTTCTCGCGTGGATCCGTCAACGCCGTCAGGCGCACAGGGGCGCGCCCAATCGCGGCGCCGATGCGCTGCGCGTCGTCCCAGCCAATCCCCACCGCCTGGTGGCAGCAAGCCGCGCAGCCTTTCTTGCATGGCGTCTCGGGCGCGATCGCCGCCGCCGCGGTGTCGGCCAGCTGGCGCAGCTGCTCGTGCCTTTGCGCCAGCGGCATGCGTGCGGCGCGCGGCACATGCGGCACGGCCCAAAACAGGATGCGCCGCACGGTGTCCTTGTCGCCGATTCTGTTGGCGCGCTCCTCGGGGGTCATGGGGTCGGCCTGCATTCGCGACAATCGCACAGGACGCCAGCGGCGCGCGCGTTGGTGCCTGCGTGCCATGCGCGATTCATCGTTGCGCGGTTGACGCGCTGCTCGATGATGAGGCGCGTAAAGCTGCGGCTGTCGTTGTGGTAACCCGCCACCTTGGCGAGCGTGAGCGCATCTTCGCGTTTCATTGGGTGTCGTCCTGGTTGCCGGTGATGTGGATTTCTTCGCCGGTCGTCTCGCCGTCCGTCGCCCTCTCCTGCCAGTGCCCGCCTCCCTTGGCGCTGCGCTCGACCACAAAGAACGGATCGCCGAAGCGCTGGCGCGCGAGCGCGCGCGCCATGCGCTTGGCGCCGGGCTCGGTGCGCGACGTCTCAATCACAGTCGGGCGGCGGGCGTGCTTTTTGCGGAGCTCGATATAGAGCACGGCTAGAACCGGTAGGCAAAGCCGATGCGCCACTGCTCTGGGTCGCCGAGGTCGAAGTATCCAGGCTGCGGCAGCTGGTCGACTTCGTTCGCACGCTTAATGCGGAGCATTTCGAAGTGCACGTGCGCGCGCCGGCCAACGCTGAATTGCGCGCCGATGCCGTAGCCCTGGCTCGTGCCTTTAACTTCGTGCGACGGGCCGGCGCTGTCGGTGTACTTGTACGTCACTCGATACATGCTCGCGCTGGCGGTGAGCGTCAGCCATTCGTTTACAGGCAGCAATCCGCGCAGCGTGAGTCTGTCGCCGCGGATCGTCCAGTCCTGCACCCTGGTTATCTCGTTCAGGTTCTCGCTGTACTGAAGCTCGCCGAAGTGCGCGAGCTCGGCTTCGACGTGGCGCCAGCGGTAGCCGGCGGCGAGCTCCGGCGTCAAGTCCAGCATGCTTAGCGCCGCGTAGGGCTCGGCGCGCGCGTCCTGCGGGGCGATCACGGCGCCCAGTGCTAGCGCGGCGAGGGTAGCGGCCAGGCGCCCGTACTTGAGCAGCCGCGCGCGCACGCCGCTCGCGGTGCGTTCCATCAGCGCCATGAGCGCGGGGATGGTGTCGCCAGCATCGAAGCGCGACAGCAGCTTGCGGTCGTCCTCTTCGGTCCACGGCGTGCCCTGCTTGGCGGGCGCCGCTCCGGCTTGCCGCCTGCGGCGCTGCTGCTGTTCTAGCGTCGCGATCGCGACGTGCAGCGCGCGCACCGCGGTGACGTCCTGGCATGCGTCGGTGTCGGCGAGCCGCTCGCCGTTCGTTGGGTGCATTCCCTCCGCCATGCGGCGCAGGATCGGCAGAGCTTCAAGGGTGTCCATTCGGGCCTCCTGGTTGTGTTCGGCAAGAGTAAACGATACAGTAAACGCTTTGCAAGGATTATTTGTGTTTGTGAGCGTCCACTAACGCAGGCAATTACTGGGCGTGTCAACCGATTGCAGGGCAAAGCGTTTACTGTAATTTCAACGCGAAAAGGGGCACACAATGCCATGCGATACGCAACCGGAAAGCATGACCGAGCAGGGCAAGCGCAAGCTTGCAGAGGCAACAAAGCGACTCGAGGCCGCGCTCGCCGCGGGGTCGGTGTCGCTCGTGGTGGGGCCGCAGGGGTCGGTGGCATTCCGCAACTGGCGCGCAGCTGAGCGCGCCGGGCTCACGGATCTGTGCGCCTACCGGCGACTGCGGGCGGAAAACTCGCCGGCGCTGCGCCGCGCGCTCGCGCGCGCCGAAGCAATCGGCGGGGTCAAGGTCAACGAAAAAGCGGTCGCTCAAGGCGTGCACAGTCACGACGGCGGCCAATCGTGGGGCAATCACTGAGGGGAATGAACATGGAAAACGTGAATCAATCGAAGGGATCGCGCGCCGCCGCCGACGTGTCGGCACTGCTGCGCGCTCGCAATCCTCTGCTGTGGATCGTGACGCGCGAAGAGGCGCGCGTCGAGCGGCTGATCGTCGAAGCGGCCCAGGCCGCCAGCTATGAGCCGCGCTTCTGGGACTGCGCCACGGGGGTGACAAACTTCGCCGGCGAGCCGCGCGAGGGTGGCGAAAGGCTCACGGATCCGGCGGCCGTGCTCACCGAGATTCGGGAAAGCACGGCGCGGCAAGTGTGGGTGCTGCGCGATATTCCCGCATGGTTGCGCGACCCCAGCGTGCTGCGCTCGTTGCGCTCGTTGGCGCGAGCCTTGCCAATGGCGCCGCGCGAAGAGGCGCGCGCCGTCATCGTGCTGACCCCGCAGTCGGACATTCCGCCCGAGCTTGCCGGACACGCGATCGTCATCGAATGGCCGCTCCCGGATCGCTCCGAGGTCGCCGCGATTCTGGACGGGGCGATCGCCGCTTTGCCCGAGGATATGCGCAAGGATGCCGCGCCCAATGGCACGCGCGACCAGGCGATCGACGCTGCAGTCGGGCTCACCGCCGAAGAGGCGCAAGCGTGTTTCGCGAAATCGCTCGTGTCGACGCGGCGAATCGACCCGGCAACCGTGTCGGGAGAAAAGCGCCGCGTAATCGCCCGGGAAAAGGTGCTCGAATGGTTTGACCCCCTGCCGGGCGGGCTTGATGCAGTCGGCGGGCTGGACGCGCTGAAAGCCTGGCTCGGCGCACGTCGCGCCGCGTTCTCGCCCAAGGCGAGGGCGTACGGGCTGCCGGCGCCGAAAGGGTGCTTGCTCGTGGGCGTGCCGGGCTGCGGGAAGTCGCTCACCGCCAAGGCGATCGCCACAGCGTGGGCGATGCCGCTCCTGCGCCTGGACATGGGCGCGTTGAAATCGAAGTATGTCGGCGAGTCAGAGGGCAACATTCGCAAGGCGCTGCGCGTGGCCGAAGCTGTCGCGCCGTGCGTGCTCTGGCTGGATGAGATTGAAAAGGCGCTCGCCGGCGCAACGCAGGGCGCGGCCGACGGTGGCACGAGCGCCGACGCGCTGGGAACCGTGCTCAGCTGGATGCAGGACCGCGCGGGCTCCGTGTTCGTCGTGGCAACGTCGAACGACGTGAGCGCGCTTCCGCCCGAGCTTCTGCGCAAGGGGCGATTCGATGAGCTTTTCTTCGTCGATCTGCCGGACAACGAAGAGCGCGCCGAAATCATCGCCGCGACACTGCGCACCCACAATCGCAACCTTGATCTGGAGTCAATCTACAAGGTGGCGAAAGTGTGCGACGGATTCACGGGCGCGGAAATCGCCGCGCTGGTGCCCGAGGGGCTCTTTGCTGCATTCGCCGAGGAGGAGCGCGCCCTGGTCGCCGAGGATCTGATCGTCGCAGCGCGCGCAACCGTTCCCCTGGCTCAGACTGCAGCGGAGAAAATCAGCGCGCTGCGCAAGTGGGCGAAAGGCCGCGCGCGCCCTGCCACAACCCCCGACGTGAGCGCGAGCAATCGCGCGCCGCGTCTTGACGTTTAATCGAGGAGGATTGTCATGCGAGTTTCCGTTCTAAAGCCGGGTCTGCTGGTGTCGTTGAAGACTACCGTTTCCGGCGCGGTGGATTACGAGCGCACCGAGCTCGAGGCCGAGCACGTGACGGCGGACGGTTCCAAGGTCGCGCGCTGGGAGACGCTGCGCAACATACCGGACCCCCTGGAATTTGATCGGGCGACCAAGGCGCGCGGCTTGGCGCGCTCCGCGGTCGTGTCCGTGTGCTGCTCGTCGTCCTTCGGGTTGCTGTGCCCGAGCGACAAAGAGGCCGAGCTCCAGGCCGCGCTCACGGATGCGCAACGCATCGTGAACGATTTCAACATGTCGGCGCGGCGCGCGCGCGTGCAAGTGTTCGTGCTCATGGGTCGCGTTGCCGACAATGACGTCGAGGCGGCGCGCGCGATCGGCGCCGAGCTGCGTGAGCTCATGGAGTCCATGCAGGCGGGAATCAAGGCCGCGGATCCCGAGGCGATTCGCGAGGCGGCCACCAAGGCGCGCGCGATCGGCGGCATGCTGTCCGAGGATGCAGGCCGCAAGGTGTCCGAGGCGATCGCCCAGGCGCGCAAGGTGGCGCGCGAGCTCGTGAAGCGCGTGCAGAACGCGGGCGAGCAGGCCGCGGTGGTGGTCGCGCAGTGCAACGTCGAGGCGATCGAGAGGGCGCGCTTTGCCTTTCTTGACCTGGACGCGAACGGCCAGCCCGTGGAATCGATCGCGGCGCCGGCGCGCGGCCTGGATCTGCCGCCAGCTGGTGAGAAGTTCGCCCCGCCAATGTCGGCGGCCACACTCCCCTTTGACCTCGAGGCCTAGCCATGAAAACCGTTGCAGCTGCACTCACTTTTGCGCCCGGGCTCGCCTGGGCGCACCCTGGGCACGGGGTCGAGCTCATGCACGCGCACGGCGAGCTCGCGCTCCTGGTCGTGCTCGTGGTCGCTGTCGCCGCCTGGTGGCGCCGATGAGCTCTAGCCCGATGATCAGGACGGGCGCCACGCGCGCCGAGCTCGCGTACGTGGCGCGCTACTGGCGCAAGCTGGCAAGGCGCTACGCGCGCGAGGCGCGCGAGCTCGAGCTGGTGTTGTTTAATCTTCGCGCCGCCGAGCGCAATGCGTACAAGCAAGGGCGCCTTGTTTCGGCCGCGGATGAGCTCGAGGCGCTGCGCGCGCGCGATCGCGCCCAGGCGGAAACCCTCCAGGCGCTGCATGAGCTCGCCTGCGCCGAGCGCCGCGCCGGCCACTACGCGGCGCAGGCGACGCTCTCCCAGGCGCAGCTGAATCAAGTTCCGCGCTGGGTGCTCTACCTGGTGGCCTGGTGGCGCGCGCAGCTGGCGCGCCTCGAGCGCCGGGCGCCGACCTAGCGCTGCCCCTGCGCGCCCGCCCCCTTGGGCGCGCAGCTTCGGCCCGCCATCGCTCCCTCGGTGGCGGGCCTTTTTTTGCGTGAGCTCACGCGGTTTTCAGGCCTGAAAGCCCGCAAAGGGCCCAAAACCGGTGTGAGCTCGCGCGGATTTGCGCGGCGCGTCGCGTCGGCGTACGCTTCGCGGGCAATTCGTCAAATCAACCAGGAGACGCGACCATGCCAGCCGGAAAGGGATACGCCCCGCCCAAGGGCGCGCAGCAACCGGGCAAAGGCCTCAGCAACAGCCAGACCAGGAACAGCCCGAGCACCGTCAACCAGGGCGGCGGCTCGAGCGAGCGCGGCGCGCGCATGGACCCGCCCAAGGGCGCGCAACAGCCCGGCCGCGGCTTCGCCAAGTCCCAGACCCGCAACAGCCTGACCCCGCGCCGGTGAGCGCCGCGCCGCTCGTCGGCGCGAACGGTCAACCGCTCGGAGCACAGGCGGCGCGGCCCGAGCTCGCCCGCGCCCAGGCCGCGCCATTCCCCCAGCTGGCCGGCGTCGTCCTGGTGCGCATCCGCCCTGATCGCAACGCACTGCCCGAGGCCTGGCGCTTCACGCTGGCATTCCGTACCGGGATCGGCGACCAGGGCGCCGGCCTCAACCTGGACCTGACCAGGAGCGCCAAGGGCCGAGACGTCGCCCGCGCGCTGCGCGAGCTCGCCGCCGGCCTGGATGCACTGTCCGATTCCCTGGAGATCCCGCCCGATGGCCAGCCCGCCCAAGTTCCAACCCCCACCGAGCCCGCCGCCCTCGAGCGCGAGCTCGAGCCCAAGGCGCAAGCGTAAGCGCCAGAACGGCGCGCAGCGGGCCCAGGCGGCGCCACAGGCCGCGCCAGCTGCACCAGCTGCACCTGTCGACCAAGCCCAGGCCGCGCCCGGCGCGCCGCTCCCAGGCACGCCACAGGCCAGCCCTACCCGCAAATCCGGGGAAACGTCCTCGACCATCCCAGCCGACCCCCTCGCCCCTCCCCCTGAGCTCGCCTCCCTCTCCGCACTGCGACCAGATCCCGCACAGCTGCCACAGCTGCCGCCCTTCCTCGCCCAGCGCCTCAACCCACGCGAGCAGCGCACCGCCTGGCTCATGGCCGCCGGCCGCACCTACACCGACGCCCTGACCGAGCTCGGAATCTCCAGGCGCGCCAACGTGCGCAACGCCTGCCCGCCAGCCGTGCACGAAGCCGCCGCCTACCTGGTCCGAGAACTGGCCGCCAGTTGTGGCGCGTCCCGTGAGTGGATACTTACTCAGCTGGTCGAATTGTACCGGCGCGCCTCGCGTTCCGTGGCCGTCTTGGACCGCCGCGGCGAGCCGACCGGCGAGTATCGATTCGACGGCGCCACCGCGGCGCGCTGCCTCGAATTGCTGGGGAATCAAGCGGGTATGTTCGGCAAGCGGGTCGTGCATGACGTGTCGCAGGACGTGCGCGAGCTCATGCGAGCGGTGGCCGAGCGGGGCAAGCCTGCCCTGCCGGCGCCTGGTGCGCCTGGCCGGATCCTCGAGCAGTAAGAGCCCACAGGCTAGCGCAGCGTATGAGCACACCGTCGCATGCTGCTGATTTGTTTGAGTTGGTGCGCTGCGGGAACATCATTCTGCATTATGTCAAGTCTGCTGCTGCTGCTGCTCACGCTGCGCCGACGCACGCCCGCGGGGGGGGGTGGGGCCAGTCGCCCCCCACCCCCGCCCGCCCGGCCGCGCGATTCAGTACCGTACTGGCCCCTGGGCCGTTGTATTTTCCCGGTTTCTCCCCCTGGCCTTCGAGGGAGTACCGTCCATTTTTTTTCGTGGTGTTTTTCCGGATCTCGAGCATTTTGGACAGGTCTTGACGTGGTTGACACGCCCGCGGGCTTGTCCCGCGGGAGTGGTAGATTCAGTGCGGGCTTTGTTACTGGCTAAGGCGGTAGTTCAGTAGAAGCATCTGGATCTCCTTCTGTTCCTGCTTCTGCTTGGGCCAACTACCCCTACCGGACGCCAACTGATGTCTAACAACGTCTAACAAGGTCTAACAATAACCGTTTCGATATGTGGCTTGTTCTTTTTATTTATCTCTGAGAGGATTGGGGGATGGAGACGAATCGGATGGCGGCGGCGAGGGCGCGGGAGAAGCGGTATATGGGTGCGGTGTGCCCGAGGCATCCTGATGCGGGAGGGGTGAGGCACACCTCGAGCGGGTCGTGCGTGCACTGCACGATCGAGCGTGCTGCGGCGCGGACTCGGATCATGCGTGATTTGCTGGCGGGGCGTTCCCCGGTGAGTACGGAGACGGAGGAATAGCCGCGTGGCCGGGGTGCGTGGGTTTGGGGGGTGGGGCAAGATCTTCGAGTCGTTGTTCGAGGGTTCGATGGTGGGCTCCGGGCCGACTGTGTTTGCGGTGTGGTCGTACGTGATCGCCAAGACGCAAGCTCCGGGGTTGGTGGAACTGAACCCGAAGCTGCTCGCCGGGGTGATCGGCGGGGAGGTCGAAAAAATCCGCGAGGCGATCGAGTTTCTATCCTCGCCCGACCCGGACTCAAGGGGCATTGAGCACGAGGGCCGGCGCCTTGTGCACCAGCACGCCTTCCAGTATTTCGTCCCCCAGTGGGAGTTCTACCGCGCCAAGCGCGACGCCGAGGCGAAAAACGAGTACATGCGCAACTACATGGCCGAGCGGCGCGCCAAGGAAAAGGGCGGGCCGGCCCAATCAACGGCAGGACAGGAATCGGGAAGGCAATCACGCCAGACCGACGATAACGGAACCCGACCTGTTCCTGCCTCCAAATCAACGGCGGGCACGTCGTCCGTACCCGAGGGATCGGGGGCCAAGCCAGCGGCGGCTCCCCACAGACCGAAGGCTGAGTCGACGCTGCCCGCCACCAAAGCCAAGCCCAACGGCCAGGGTGAGCCCACAGCCGGCGCGCTCGTGTGGGAGGCCTACGTCGCCGCCTACCGCATGCGCTGGGGCGTGGCGCCCGCGCGCAACGCCGCGGCGAATTCGTTCTGCTCCCGGTTCTCCAAGTCCATGCCCGAGGCCGAAGCCCCCGACGTCATCGCGTTCTACCTGCGCTCCCCGCGCGGCCTGTACGTCTCCGCCAAGCACCCGCTCAAT